ATTTAAGGCTCATCGTTGTGAGGATTTGCGCTCACAATACCTTGCCCACATCTTCGCTACCCAAGCCCTTCTCTGTTGCTTGTTAGGATACACTTTCTTTAGTCTCGCATTCGCAATGCGTAAAAATTGGTTCATCTTGCTCATAACAAATTTTTTAATCTTAAACACTCTGTATTCAATTCCTCTGCCCTCTTGGTTTGCTGCTTTAGCGACTTACACACGCTAGTATACTTTTTTTCTAACTCAGCGTACTGCTCACTAGCCTTGCGCTGGGTGCGCAGCATTTTCTTTTCCCACTCCTCCTCCAGTTTATCTAGGCTAGGGTTTACAATTACACTTCTGGAACGCATCGCCTTTTTTACCTCTACATCATACTCATCAACAATGTTAGCTATAGAGTCGCTAATGCGCTCATAGCACATCCTGTACTTGGTATCGTAAGCGTAGTTGCTTTCGTGTTGCTTCTTAGCGTGTATTATGGTAGCGTGATTCTTGTTTATTATCTGGCCTATGCGCTGTAGCGACAAGCTGGTTTGCTCTATAACTGCAACACTGAAGGCGTGTTTCCAAATAACATTCCCTCGCTCCCTGTTGTCCTTAATGCCCTCTTGTTCCTTTAGCTGTTTCCAAAGGCTGTGTAACATCATCTGCTGGTCAATAACTACTATGTCCATCTATCTTTCTCTTGTGTATTGTTTTAAGCCACTCTACCTTATCTGGTACATCACCATGAGACAGGTGGCAGGGCCGACATACGGCCATTAAGTTTTCTATTACATCTTTGCTGCTGCTACCACCAGAACCTCTGTTCTCAATGTGGTGTATATCTACAGCCCTACTACCACATACCTCGCAGGGTATAAAGTCATCAAGCACATAGTTAAAGTGCTGCATGTATACTTTAGTGTGCTTTTTCACAACTCGCCTACTATCGTGTAAGTATCTAAGTCCTGCTTATTTATGAAAAAGTCTCTATACAAAGCAATGGCCCTATTAAACTTGGCTTCGCCCCTTTTGTAAAACTCCTCACTAATTGTATAAATGCCCACATCTGTACTGCTTTTGTCCAGTGCAATAAATGTAAAGTCTTTATAGCTAACCTTAAACAGGTTGCAGTATATGTATGCCTGTAAGTCATAACCATACTTATCAGCGCTGTATTTAAACGCCTTTAAGTCTGTAGTTGTCTTAATATCAGCAACACCATTAGGTGTCTTTATATCGGCCTTACCTCTAAAAGGGAAGCCACCCAATACATCAACCTCTGGCACCTCAAACTGGCTGCCCTGCATATAACGCATTGCCATTTCGTTCCTGAAGAAAGCATCAGCCATACGCTCACCAGCCTGCATATCCTTTCTGGTAATGCAAGTCTTAGGGTTCTCTAACTGGGCCTCCTTAAAGGCCTTTGTGTTTTTACTAGCTACCTCTACCACCTCAAATATATCATCAAACTTTTCAGGCTCCAGTATCATAGTGTGTATCACCCTACCCATTAGCAGCGCTGGGCTGCTTTCCTCCTTGCCGTACTTCATTACATTGTAATAAGTCTTTGGGCTGTCCAGTAGCATCTTTAAACTGCTGCTGCTGTGGGCCAACTTGTTTAGTGGGCCATAGTAAAAGCTGTCATCTACAGCTTGCTGAACTAACCAATCTCTATCGTAGTCCGTTCCATCTAGCATTAACATGAGTAACAGGTTAAAATTTCTACTAACTCATAGACTGCTATCATAGCAACCATACCTAAAATTACCATAGTCTGCAAAAATGCTACTACCGCTACTTTTTTCCAATCAATCTTTTTCATTGCTCTAGTTTTTTTGTTACTGCTAAAATAAAATCATATGCCGCTGAGTGGCCACCTACATTCCAGCTATACAGCCTTGTAGTGGTATACTCCTCATCATAAGTTTTCCAATCGTAAATAGTAAATACATTACCCTCGTAGGTGAACACCCACTCCTTTTGCACTTTGCCATCATCACTGGCCTCAGGGAAAGTTGGCTCCCCTAATACATCAACAAGGCGGCTGTAAGTAAAGCCCCCTATCTCTCCCTTTAGGCTTGTACCGCCTATTACTGCAAGGGCATCAGTTTCGTTTAATAGTTTCATTGCTCATTGTTTATGGTGCTAATATAAACAATTTTGTAAATAACTACTCCTCGTCTTCAAAAAACTTTTGATGCAAGAATTCCTCTACATCATCTAAACGCCTTTGTATCTGTCTGTTCTGGTTAAGGGCAAAGCCTAAACCTATGCCAAATAGTATAAGTATCATTCCTGTATTTTATATGGTAACACTTCAAATATCAAATCCTCTACATCTTCAAATTTCAGGTAAGTAAATACATCCTGTGCATTCCACCTGCCTAGCCATTTGTACAACCCCTTTTCATAGGGTATATAATTTTGGCGTGTAACCGCCTCAGGGCTATACACCTCGCACATATCTAATGCACGCACCCTCAGGTGCTTCTTTCTAAACACATAAAAGGCATCTGGAAACTGGAAGGCTATATACTCGGCCTTGCTTTTTTTGCTGCACCAGCCATCACCACCCCAGACATTCATAAACTCTAGGAGTATGTATCCAGTAAGGTGCATCTTCTTTAGCCCCTTTACATCTACCTTTTTTTCCTCCCAATAAAAGTCAATGTGCTGCTTATCATCAGCTAGGCTAGATTTGTGGGCTCCAGTAATCTCCTTAAACAGGGCTTCACCTGTTTTACCTACTTCAACACATATGGCGGTACGGCTCTCAGTTAGCTTGCGTTTATCTTTTAAATAGTTACGCAGTTGCATCTAACAACTCTTGCAGTTGGCGCATCCATTGCATCCATATCTTAGGACTGCAGGTGCAGGGCACATCAAACTTGTGATTAAATACTCTAGCGTGTATTTGCGCAATGCGCTCTCTGTCCTCGTGTTTGAGTGTGCTTTTACGCAGCACGCCACTGGACAAATAAGCTATCTCATCCTCCTCTAAACACTCAGGGGTACGGCTATATGGAAACAGCTTATTAAGCTTTTCTTTCCTAGCATCACAACCACAATCCTCACCTACTACAGCCTTAACTACTTTCTTAATTCCAGTAGCTGTAGTTATCTGCTCAATAGTATCACCCAATCCCTTAGGCTTATTCTTGCTGCCTTTTGGGCGGCCCTTTTTAGATTTGCTCGTAGTCTCCGTTGGTATAGTCTTCCCAGTGCTCTTGGAGGTTGTCGTAGATTCTTGCTTTGCCATTTTTAATAGTATTCTTAATGCTTGTTAATCCTATGCTCGTTTCCCTATGTATTTTATTCATACTGGTGCCCTCCATATGTATGCGTACCATTTTGGCATCATACCAATGAAAGTCCTCCATCTCCTGTTCCATATAATTTAGTAGGCGCTCCATTGCTTGTCGCTCCTCTGGAAAGGTTTCGTATTGTAAGAAATCAATCTCTAAGTCCTCAAGGCTTACTTTATTCACCTTGCGCTTTGCCCTTTGGTATTTAAGTGCAGTGTTGATGCAACTGCGGTACACATAAAAGAAATTTAGGCTGTCCTCCTCATCGTAAAAGTTAGTCCTACCCTCCGCCTCCATTTCCAGAAGGCGTAAGAAAACCATTTGTACTATATCGCCAGCTATGCTGTAACTGCCATCAGTATACTCCTTTATAAAGCCTGTGAGGCGTTTAAAATTCTTTCTGTAAAACCTTTCTATCCTGCCCATGATATGTTCAACACAAAAAGGCCACAGCATACCTGCAACAAGTTTAAACCACCTAATTCCTCAGTAGGCTCATAGTAAGCGTAATTAACGCCAATCAAAACACCAGTAATAGGGGTCAACTCAATTTGCATCTTATTTATTTTTAGATGCTTACAATATAACTACTTGAGTGTGAAAAAGCAAGTCTACCTTTTGTAGGTAATTTCCCCTGCATCATCCTTCTCAATTATCCTAGCAAAAGGAATGCGGTGTAGCTTGCCTGTGGAGGTGTTGCGCACTATGTAATAGCTGCTGCTTACATCAATATCCGACTCCTCGCCATCTACCCTAGTTTGTAAGTAAGCGTGTGTCTCAATACACACAAATTCCATTCCACTTACTATAAACCTTTGGCCGTTTAATATCCTTCTTTTAAAGTCCACAATATCCTGAATCACATTCATTAAAATCACTATCAAACAATTCTATCTGCGGCTTCCATTTTATGACATCACTATACTTAACATCAGAGCGAAAGGTACTGCCAGCTTCTTCCTCAATGTCAGCAAACCACTGCATTTTGTCAGGGTGCTTCTCATGCATCTTTTTTAATAGTAGCGGGCTGCGCCACCAACATCCTACACAATTATTCATATATGCAAACCTTACAGACTTGTCTTTCCAGAATTCCTCAATAGTATCTTTATAAACATTTGCCGTTATTAAGGGAAACTCTGGCTTGCAATACTCAATAGTTTTCCACTTGTTTTGAGTACCTGTCTTTGTACGACCTACAATAATCTTAACTTCAGTCATGCCGTTGTCATTTGTCTTCTCCATCATACGCTTTGCTCTGCCCTGCTCATTAGCACGATAACCAAAGCGCATCAAGGCACTGCCCTGTATATTTTTATATCTCCACTCAGCTATAGGGGTTGTTTTTAAATCTGTAGTGCAGTAACGAGTAACCTTATTAGGCAAGTAATAACCACCGCTTGATGTTTTTTTTGATTTTATAACTTCTTCAAAAGTTTTACCTGTAACCCAAGTAATAGGTCTACCAATATACTGCTCAAGGTCAAGCATTGTGTAGATAATGGTATCATCTTCTGCTGTACCAATAAATGGCGCTTGTATTCTATCCTCAACTAATTGTCTAATTTTAGCATCTGGAAACTGACACTTTTTATCCTCTACACGCACCAATGAAAAAACATCATAGTCCGCAGGGTAATTGGCCGCTATATAACTTGATGTCTTACCACCTGATAAGCTGTTAATTGTTTTCATATTATTAAAATTCATCCATATAATTTTCAAGCGCCTTGTTAAGGCGTGTGTTCTCCTTTTTTAAGTCGTACAACTCCTGCTTTAACTTGTCATTAGTTATGCGAGCATCTAGTATCAATTTGTCCAGTGTAGTGAAGTAGTCTGTAATGTGCCTATACACTGCAGAAGTATCTGCGCAAATATGGAAAACATCCCACAACTGCTCCTTAGTCATTGCCTCCCTATCGCTTAATTCCTTGCTTAAGTAATCTAGCGCCCTGTGCAATTCAGCTTCCTTTTCCATATAGTAAAGCCTGTTACCCTCAAAATGGAGATTCATCTATTTGTCTTTCTTTAGTTACTAAATTTAAGCCATTTATTGTAAAGCCACAATTGCCTGCCGTTGAGGCTAGCCTTACTGGAGCATCTAATGGCGTGGGCCTACCACCACTTTCCAACTCTTTAACCTTGCGCACATGTATATCCGTGTATACCCAATCTTGTGCATGCTGCGTGTATCTATGGATTACAAAGAATTCATCTGAGCGGTTGACAAATTTACCGCCTCCTTCAACATCACTCGCCATAGGTGGCATTGTGTGGTTAGCGTATTCGTGTCCTGCCTTATGCACCTTTCTAAGGGCCTCTGTTGCTGGGTGTGTGTTTAGTATGGTAGTAACACCATATTCCTTACAGAACTTTCTAATATAGCTTGTTACTTCATAATGGTAATCGTGGGTGCTTATCCCCTTTAAGTCCTCCTTGCGTATGGTAAGGCTGTTGTAAGGGTCAATCATCATACCCTGAAACTCCCAAGCATCATAAACCTCGCTAGCTATCTCTAGCAACTCAAATGCATTTACTATTAACTCGCTATCTATAAAGGCCCAGTGGCCCTCTACAAAGGCATGGTGCCGCCAGAAGGTTTGCTCATCTATTTGGTTTATTGGCTTGCCAGCCAAAAACTCAATTAACTTACGCTGTAGGCTTTGAACCTCGTTCTCACTGGAGTAAATAAGCCACTTAGTGCCGTTCTCTAATGTGTGTAACAACTGCAGGTAACTCATCGTGTGTGTCTTACCGACATTGGCATGTCCAGTAACGACAATAAAGTTGCCCTTTTTAAAGCGTAAAAAGTCATCTATTTCAGGAACCCCAAACCTTGAGGCCTCGCTAATTTTGCCCTCTCTTGCTCTCTCTAAGTAGCGTAGGGTTTGGTCGGATTTTATAATGTGCTTGTGTATCATAGTCGTGAATGTAGGTATCTTTTTTTATTGGGTCAAAAAAAAGGGGCGGCATAATTGCCAACCCCTCTTTACTACTTAACACGAGTATTTAGAATGGTAAGTCATCACCTACTGGCTCGCCACTTGCAATGGCTTGCGCTGTTTCTATTTTCTCCTCTCGGCTGCTGAAATGCGTGTTGTAGTTTGTTTCCTGCTTGGGCTGTTCCAGAACCCACTCCACAAACGCATCAGCAACCTTAAGTACATCTGTGCTTTTAGCACCCTTATCCTTTAGCAAATCAACTGCTGCTTTTAAGCACGACTGCTTAACAATAAGTTTCTGCTTGTCATCATTGTTACCTGAGTAACTAGGCTTGCTGTAGCCACCACCTGAGTGGCTACCACCTCCAGCATTGTATACTGGCTTAATCTTATTGCCGTACTGGTTGCTAGTAATCTCATACTCAACCTCTGCGCCTGCAACGAACTTATCTTGGTCTGCCTTAACGCTGTTGTACTCTCCGCTATCGCCATTGTCTAGCGTTACAAAGAATTTGTAAAATGTTTTGCCGTTAAAGGCAAAGTCTCCCTTTGGAGACACTGATACTACTTTTGCTGTTTTCATAATGTTGATTGATTTTCTAGGTTTGCAATTTGAGCCTCTAGCATAGCTACTCGCTCCTTCATCCATTCGCTGCCTATGTTAGCAGCAAAGGTTTCTAAGTCATCTAGGACTTGGTAAATGTTTTCTGTA